TTACGAACAGAATGGCGAGGAAGGCGGCGGCTCGCGCTGCACGTTGAGCCTCGTCGATCCGCGCGCGCATGGCGGCCAGGGCGGCGGCGTCAACAAATCCGGCTCGGAATGGGACCTCGACAATTCGGCGGGGCCATGAGCAACAGCCATCGCAATTCCGGGCCGGGCCATCACACGCGCGCGTCCGTCACTCAGGTCGACGACAGCGGGCCGCAGCAGAAGATCGCCATGACCGGCCTCAACGGCCAGCGTTTCGACGAGACGGTGCGCTCGCAGCCGTTCGGCTTCACCAGCGTGCCGCCGGCGGGGTCGGAGGGCGTCGCGATCCACATGGGCGGCGGCGCGGACCGCGTGCATGCGCTCAACCCGGAACATCCGAAATACCGGCCGCGCAACCTCAAATCCGGCGCGGCGCGCATCTACGACCAGGCCGGTAACCACGTGCATATCGACGGCGACACGATCCGCGCCTTTCACAACACCCGCATCCTCCTCAAGGTCGGCGACAACGTGACGATCACCCTGAACGGCAACACCGTGACGATCAGCGCGCCGAACATCAACCTCAACGGCAAGGTCGACATCAATGGCTAATGCGGTGGCGCGTCTCGGCGACACGTCCGACCACGGCGGCGCGATCGTCTCCTCGGCCGCGCGCACGACGGTCGAGGGCGCGCTGGTCGCGCGCGTCGGCGACATCCTCGACTGCCCGCTGCATGGGGCGAACCCGATCGTGACCGGCTCGCCGCGCTTCACCTGCGAGGGCGAGCTTGTGGCGCGCACCACCAGCGTCGCGGCCTGCGGCGCGACCATCCTCGGCGGCGCGACCAAGACATTTTGCGAATGACGACGCTCGCCTTTCAACTGCGCTCCAACGACGGTTGCGCGCCGCAGCCGGTGCTGACCTGGGACAGCGTGTGGGACCCGACGACGGGGACCGCCGACTGGGCCTATGCCGCGCGCTCCGAGACGCAGAACGTCGGCGGCTTGCAGGCGCAGCACGCGATCGAGACGGCGGTGATCCTGTCGCTGTTCACGGACCTGCGCTGCCCCGACGATCATCCGCTCGCGTGGTTGATCGAGGACGGCGACAATCGCGGCTGGTGGGGCGATGGCGTCGATCTGCGCGCCGATCTCGGCGAGACGCCGATGGGTTCGCTGCTGTGGTTGCTGGCGCGCGCGACCGCGACGCCCGCCAATGCGCAATGGGCGCAATTGTTCGCGCTGGAGGCGCTTCAGCCGATGATCGACGGAAGGGAAGTCGCGCGCGTCGACGTGCAGACGGAACTGCCCTCGCCCGGCCGGCTCTATCTCGCCGTGCAAATCTACGGGCGCGACGGCGCCAAAGTCTACGACCGGCGCTTCGACGACATCTGGGCGCAGCAGCTCACATGAACATCTTCAACCTGCCGGACCTGCCGACGCTGACACAAAATGCGCGCGCGGCGATGCAGGCGGCGTTGCCGGGCACCAACGCCTGGCTCGCGCGCAACAACACCTATCCCAGCGCCAAGGTCATGGCCGGCGCGCTGTGGTCCGCCTATCAACGGCTCGATTTCGTCGGCCGCCAGGCCTTCGCGCTGTTCGCCGAGGGGACCTATCTCGACAATCACGGCGCGGAACTCGGCCTCAAGCGCAAGGACGCCTCTGCGGCGAGCGGCAACATCGTCGTCACCGTCACCGACGTGACGACGGTCGCGAGCGGCGCGACCTTCCTGCGCGGCGACAACCTCGTCTTCGTCGCGAGTTCCGGCGGCTATGCCGCGAGCGCGGGGACGCTGACGATTTCCGTCGTCGGCCCGGCCGGCGCGGCCTCGAACACGCAATCGGGCGCGCCGATGACGATCGGCTCCGGCGTCACCGGCGCGGGCGCGGCGACGGCGACGGCCGCCGTGGACGGCAACGGCCTCGCCGGCGGCGCGGATATCGAGCCGGACGGTCTGCCGCAGACGCGCGACCTCTCGACCTTTCGCGGCCGCATCCTGTTTCGCAAGGCGAACCCCGCGCAGGGCGGCGCGCCCTCGGATTATGTGACCTGGGCGCTCGGCGTCGCCGGCGTGACGCGCGTGTTCGTCGAGCGGCGCTGGGCGGGCCCCGGCACGGTGCGCGTGTTCCCGCTGTTCGACGATCTCTTCGCCTCGGCCGGCGGCATCCCCGACGGCGCGCATGTGACCTTGGTCGACAATCTGTTGCAGCCGCTGACGCCGGCGGCCTGCCTGCTGACGACGGCCGCGCCGACGCCCTCGGCGATCAACGTGCCGATCTCGAACCTTTCGCCGAACACGGCGGCCGTTCAGGCGGCGGTGCAGGCCGAACTCGCCGACGCGTTCCGCCGGCTCGGCCGCGTGTCGGGCGCGGATTCCGCGGTCGCCGGCATGGATTACCTCGCTTCGCCCCTGACCTTCGCCGGCCTGTGGGTGCAGCAGGCGGTCGCCAACGCAGCCGGCGTGCTGTCGGCCGATGTGACCGCGACCGATCAGGCCATCCCCGCCGGCCATATGCCGGTGCTGGGCAGCGTGACGTTTAGCTGAGGACTTCGACCATGAAACCGTCTTTCCTCGCCGCGGCGTCTCGCGGCGCGATCGCGGCTTGCCTGCGCGCGTCCGAACGCGCCGCCAGGCCGCGCAAGGGTTCCGTGCTGCATGCGGACGGGACGCCTGTGCTGAACTGCGACGTGAGGATCCTCACGCCTTACAAGCTCACGCCCGTCGGCGATTATTTCCGGTTGACGATCGCCTGAGATGTCCTGCACCGCTTCGCCCCCGCTGGATTTCTGCCCGACGGCGGATCAGCTCATTCCGCAATATCTGATGATGCTGCCGCGCGGGCGCGCTTGGGGCGAGGGCGGCAAGGGGCGGCTGCCGGGCGGGATCATCTACGGCTTCTGGTATTTCGTCGCGATCCTCATGGCGGCCTATCACGCCGCGATCTGCGCGCTGTTGCCGGAATTCTGGTGCTTCTCGGCGAACGTGACGAAGGATTGGTGGCTGGCGGAATACGGCCTGCCGGACCCCTGCGATCCGTTCCCCGATCCTTGCAGCAAGATCCTCGCCAGCGGCGGCCCGACCTGCGCCAATCTGGTCGCGCTCGCCGCGCGGCTCGGCCTGCACATCGATTGCGCCCCGGGCCCGCAGCCCTCCAGCGTGCTGATCACCGTGCATCTGACCGCGCCGCCGGTCTCGGACGGCCATGCGCAGAGCCAGCGTCTCGCCGGCTGCTACTACGCCGGCCAGCATATCGACTGCGGCGACGAATCGAACCCGTTTAACTGCCTGTTTCAGCGCATCGTGCATGCGCATGTGACGATCTTTTACCGCTACGTCTATCCGTGAGCCCCCGACATGGTTGATTTGATAGGCCCCGGCGACGCCGGGGCGATCAACACGCTTTCCACGACCACGGACGTCGTCGCGCCCGTCGCCGGCGACACGTGGTTCCAGGACTGCGTCGGCGGCGACGCGACGGCGGGGACGCCGACGCCGATCGTCGCGAAGTGGCTGAACTGGCAATTGCAGCAATTGCGCGTCTCGATGCGCAAATCGAGCGTGCCGCTCGCCAACAATTACGACAACATGCTGTCCTGGGCGATGCAGTCCGGCGCGGCCAATTGGGCGGGGACGTTCGGCGGGACCGCCAACGCGCTGACGGGGACCGCTCCGAACGCGCCGCTCGGCGTGCAGGTCGGCACGCTGATCCGCGGCAAGGCCTCGGCCGCCAACACCGGCGCGGCGACCTTCAATTGGGCGGGGCTGGGCGCGCAGCCGATCACCCATATCGACGGCAGCGCGCTGAGCGGCGGCGAGATCGCCTACAACCAGCGCGTGGTGCTGATGTGGGACGGGGCGGCCTGGGTGCTCATCACGCCCGCGCCCGGCTGGCTGATCTCGCAATTGTCGGCGATCGACATCCAGCAGTTCGATCTCTCGGGCACCTGGAACCGGCCGGCCGGCTTCGCCGACGCGGCGCGCGTGATGGTCGAACTCTGGGGCGGCGGCGGCGGCGGCGTCGGCGGCAACGGCGGCTGCGGCGGCGCCTACGACCGCTTCGAGTTCTACCTCGGCCAATTGCCGTCCAGCGCGTCCGTCGTCGTCGGCGCGGGGGGCGTGGGCAGCAACAACACGAGCGGGACCGTCAACGCGGCGACGGCCGGCGGCGCGTCCTATTTTCTCTACGGCCTCTACGGCAACAAGTTCACGACGCCGGGCGCGCTGTCGGTGCTGCAATCCTCGCTCTCGACCGGCTTGCACGCCATGCCGAATTTCGTGCCCGACTATGTCGGCGGCGGCGGCGCGGCGTTGATCCCCGGCTTTCCGCCCTCGGGCGGCAGCACGTTCTACGGCGGCGCGGCGGGCTCGGGCTGGAACGGCTCGGCGGGCACGCCGGGCACGTCGATCTTCGGCGGCAACGGCGGCGCGGCGGGCAGCCCCGGCGCCAACGGCTCCGCGCCGGGCGGCGGCGGCGGCGCGGGCGCGAGTTCGCCGAGCCCCGCCCCCTGCACGCCCGGCGGCAACGGCGCCAACGGCCGCGTCACCGTCACCACGATCATGGGCTGAACAAAGATGGCGATCTTCCAGCTTCTCAAGGCCGGCGTCGTCGATGCGGTCGCCGCCTTTCCCGACGGCGCGACGATCTCGCCGGACGGAACGACCTTGACCTGGACCGGCGGGGCTTTCGTCGCGCCGGCCGGCCACACGATCATGCAGCAGGCCGGCGCGGTCGTCGGCTGGATGCTCAGCGGTTCGACGCTCGCGCCGCCGGCGCAGACGACGACGCAGTTGCGCGACTACGCCAACGCCAAGGCCGACGCGCTGCGCGCCGTCGCGCGCGCCTACACGCTGACCGGCGTCGTCGTCTATTGCGATTCGACGCAGGGCACCGGGACCGATCTGCTGAGCCTGCAGGCCTGGGGAACCGCCAACGCCGCCGCGACCACGAATTTCGTGCAGGACAACGGCGGCGTCGTCACGCTGACCGGCGCGCAATGCGTCGCCCTCGCGCAGGACGTGCTCGCCTATGGCCAGAGCCTGTTCGCGACGCTGGCGAGCGCGATGAACCAGATCGCCAACGGCACGATCACCACCACCGACGCGATCGACGCGCTGAGCTGGCCGAGCTGACGGAGCGCTCCCCTTGTCCGCCATGCACGATCTGCCGCTGATGAGCCTGAAGGTGTTCGCGACGCCGGACGAAGATTTGTGGTTCGGCGTCGGCTTCGCGATTGACGGCGCGCCCGTCGATCTCTCCGCGCTGACCTTCACCTTGAAGATCGCCAGCGCGGCGACTTTCGTCAGCGGCGGTTCGGCTCTGCGCATCATCGGCTCGAACCTCGTCTGTTTCGTGCCGGCGGCGCAGAAACTCGACTGGGCGGCGACGGGGGGGCTGGCGATGAGCCTGCTCGCGCAGGACGAAACTTACGCGCGCGCGCTGCTGTTCGCCTCGCAGTTCAAGGCGACGGCGGACCCCTCGCCGGTGCAGTTCGGTGCGACGCGGGCCGCCGCGGAGGCCTGGGCGCTGAGCGCCGACGCGATCGACGCGCTGCTGACCGCGCAGGCCTCGATGCTGAGTTTTAGCCGCACCTCCGCCTTCCTCCTGGCCTGAGAAACACCATGACCGCGCAGAACTCGACGATAGCGGCGGCGGACGCGAGCGGAACCGTCTTCCAGCTCGACGCCGTCGATCTCGCCGTCAACGGCCCGAACACCGGCCCGCGCCGGCCCGTGCACGCCCCGGCCGGAAGCGTCGGGCGGGATTGGACCGCCAACCCGATCGTGATCCCGAATGTCGGGGCGGCCTTCGCCGACGATGGCCCCTACGCCGGTTACGCCCTCATCAAAACCGTGCCGGCCAATCCCGGCCGCGTCGCGGCCGGCGCTCAAACCCTCAGCGGCGACCGCGTCGTGATCGTGCGCGACGACGGGACGGCCTCGCCGGGATCGTCGCCGACCAACGCGACCGTCCTTGTGCTCGAAGGCGGCCCAGCGTTCGGCGCCAAGGGAGATTCCTGGCAGAGCGCGACGTTCCGCGGCCGGCTGCAAATCTACGCGGCGGTCAACACGGCTTTCGTCTCGGTCTGGGAAGACTGAAGGTGCGCCGCCGCCACCTCCTTTCAAAACCTTGAGGTCCGCCATGAGACTTTGGTTGCTCGCCGCGCTCGCGTGGCTTGGCGCCGTCGCCGCCTTCGCGGCGACCACGACCACGACGGTAACGCTGCAGCCCATTACGTACACGGACCTCGGCGCGGGGCCGATGTGGCTGGGCGCCTATGGCGGACCGATTCTCTATCAGATCTCCGACGCGCAGCCCGCCGACAATTCGCCGGGCTTTTCGGTCCAGCTCGGCGCGGAGCCGAAACTGCTCAACACGACCAAACATGTGTGGGCGGCGGCCTTGCCGAACCGATCCGCCTCGGCCGTGGTGACGAGCGGCGACGGTCTCGCCGTGAGCCTCGATGTCTCCAACGCCACCCGCGCGCCGGCCTATTGCCAGATCGCGGTGACGACGACGGCGGCGTCGCTCGCGTCGCTGCTCGCGACGGCGGGGTGCCCGGCGATCCAGCCCTGGGCCGGCGTCGCCTATCTGACGCCGGAGAGTTCAGCGACGATCGCGCTGCGCTGGCGCGCCGACGGAATCGCGCCGACGGCGAGCGTCGGCGATCCGATCTTCGGCAACACCAAAGACCCCTCGG